ATGACCAGTGCAAAGCGCTTTCCCCGCCCGACCGGGGTCGTGACGGGGAATCCTTTCTCCACCGCCGCAGAAGCCTGGATCTGGGCAGCCCAATTGCACGCCAGGGCGCTGGAGGGTGCAAGGCGGGGGGCTGGGCATGGTGAACCGCGCCCCTGCGAACCCGGCGATGTTGTTCTGGTCGCCAAGCGCTTGTACCGGGCGCGCTGGTTGACGCGCGACCAGCTTCGCATCCTGTGGCATTACGGCGTGCTGGGGCGCGAGCCCTGGGCCGATTCCGTGTTCGAGGATGCCGATTACCGCCAGTGGAGTTCCGCACTCGACCGGCTTGCCCCCGCCCTGCGGCGCCGTGGTTTCGTGCTGCCGCCAAAGCCGGGACGGTTCGGCCATGTGGGTTGAGCCAGCCCCAGCCTGGGTGGCCTTCGTTGATGCTGCAACCCCTGCCTGGCTAAGGCTGCTGCGTCCCGGCATGCGCCATTGCCTGATCTTTCTGGCTGGAGATGGCTTCTATCTATGCATTGATCCGCTGTTGAACCTGACCCGGGTGGAGGTTCTGTCCAAGCCGCAGCTGGACTGGCAGTTTCGCCTACTTCTGGCCGGCGGCGCGGTGATCGTGCCGGTTGACCGGTTGCCTGCATGTCCCCCGCGCCGGCTTGGTCTTCCGCTGCATAGCTGCGTGGAAGTGGTGAAGCGCCTGTTGGGCATTGATGACAGGCGGGTGGTGACGCCCTACAACCTGTTGCGACATCTTATGGAACAAAAAATGAAAAAATATCTTGACCTGGGCGATAATTCCGTTTAAACATTAATTTATCAAAGGCCGCATCCATGCCTGCGATTTGGACCGACAGACCGCCGCCCCGCAACGGGCGGCGTTTTCGTTTGCGCGATGGAAACAAAGGAGATGAAAAACCTATAAAAAAAACTAGTATGATATTTGTTCTTGACAACCCCTCTCCAATCGCTTAAAAGTCGATTTATCAAAGGCCCCCCGTGCGTCCAGCGTTCGGGGGGTTTTGTTTTGTCTTCAACCCATAATGCCGGCCGTCATGACCGGACGAGTTTCGACCATCTTCGTCGCCCTCTGGCTTGACCGGGGGGCCTCCCTGCCGCGTGCAAAGATCCTCGGGTCAGGCCCCGAGGACGACGTGATTGGCTGTTCCTCCAACCCGCAAATCCCGAAGCCCTCGGAATTGATGCGAGGGGCCACGCTCGTGTTCGCGCTTGCGGGTTTGACCTCTTATCCAACAAGGAGACAATATCATGGGTGGCATCTTCAGCCCGCCTTCCCCGCCGGCCCCGACCCCGGTGGCTGATACCACGACGAACACGCAGGCGGAGGATCGCGCCCGTCGCCTGGAAGAGATCGACCGACGCCGCCGTGGTCGGTCCGGCACGGTGGAAACTGGCTGGCGTGGTGTCCTGAGCCAGCCCGCCAACACTGCCAGCCAGGCGGGCGCCAAGACCCGGCTGGGGGAATGAGACCATGGCCGAACTGACGCCCGAAACCCTGGCCGCGCGCTATCGCCGGGCCAGGCATCTGCGTGGGGTCTGGGAAGCGCATTGGCAGGATTGCTACGACTTCGCCCTGCCCCAGCGGGACGGTGCCATCCATCCCGGCCGCTCCGGCGAGAAAAAGACGGACAAGCTGTTCGACGCCACCGCCTGTGATGCGGTGGAAAATCTGGCCGCCAGCCTGATGTCGCAGCTGACCCCGCCCTGGTCGCGCTGGTTCGGTCTGATGCCCGGCACGGCGCTGCGCGAGGCGGAGGATCGCGACGCCCTGGCCGGCATGCTGGACGAAACGGCGGAAATTCTGCAATCGGCCTTCGACCGCTCCAATTTCGCGGTGGAAATGCATCAGTGCTTCCTGGATTTGGTGGTGGCCGGCACGGCGTGCCTGTTGTTCGAGGAGGCGGCGCCGGATTCCCCCAGCCCCTTCCGCTTCACGGCCGTCCCTCTGGGCGAGGCGGTTCTGGAAGAAGGGCCGATGGGCCGGCTGGATGTGACCTGGCGGCGCAGTGAACTGTCCGAAGGGCAGATCAAGGCGCGCTTTCCCAAGGCCAGCCTGCCCAAGGAGGCCCGCGTCGGCGAGGAGGAGGACGGCGAAGCCCGTTTCGCGGTGATCGAAGGTGTGCTGCCCGATCCGGATGGCGGCTATGACTATCTGGCCATACTCGATGCGGAAGAAAGCAGTCGCGTCGGCCCGATCCGCCTGGACAAAGGACGGTTCCGCCAATCGCCCTTCATCAACTTCCGCTGGATCAAGGCCCCGGGCGAAGCCTATGGCCGATCCCCGGTGATGAAGGTGCTGCCGGACATCAAGACCGCCAACAAAGTTGTTGAACTTGTTCTGAAAAATGCCTCCATCGCAGTCACCGGCATCTGGCAGGCCGATGATGATGGGGTGCTGAATCCCGCCACGATCAAGCTGCAGCCGGGCACCATCATTCCCAAAGCGGTGGGCTCTTCCGGCCTGACGCCGCTGGCGGCGCCGGGCCAGTTCGATGTCGGCGATCTGGTGTTGAACGATTTGCGCAGCCGTATCCGGGCGGGTCTGCTGGGCGATCAGCTCGGCCAGGCGGACAGTCCGAAAATGACCGCGACGGAGGTGGTGGAGCGGTCGGCCGAACTGGCCCGGCTGCTGGGTGCCACCTATGGCCGGCTGCAGACCGAGCTTCTGACCCCGCTCGTCGAGCGCGGGTTACGCATCCTGCGCCGGCGCGGCCTGGCGCCACGGGTGGAGATCGATGGCCGCGCGGTGGAGCTGCAATATCGCTCCCCGCTCGCGCTTGACCGCCGCCGAAAGGATGCCGGCGGCGTGCTCAGCTGGCTCAACATCGTGCAGGGGTTGGGGCCGGAGGCGACGGGTCTGCTCGATACCCCCGCCCTGGCGCGCTGGCTGGCCGAAAGCTTCGGCGTGCCGCCCAATCTGTTGAAGACAGGGGATAATGCGGCTGGTGCGATGCCGGCCATGGCCGAGGGCGGCGACCCCAAGGCGGTCGATGCGGCGCTGGGCAATCTGGGGCCCCTGCTGGGTTCGCTGGGTGAAACCCTGTCGGCCGGCGGTGCGCCGCCCGCCCCCGCCCTGATCGACCCGACCCAGTCTGCGGGCTTCGCCCCCGGCATGACCGACCAAGCCTAGGAGGATACGCCATGTCGCATGAAAATCCCGGCTGGGGCTGGTTCGACGGCCAGGACGCATCCGTCCGGGTCGATGGCCAAGCCCGCCGCACCCTGGAACGCGATGCCGCGCGCCTGCTGGCGACGCCGGAGGGGGAAAGACTGTTCCGCCATCTCGACAGCCTGACCCGGCGCCGGGTGCTGGGGCCGGATGCGGGCGATGCCGCGCTGCGCCATCTGGAAGGCCAGCGTCAGCTTGTCGCCTATCTCGAAGCCCTGGCCCAGCGCGGCCGGGCCGATCCCGCCATTCTGGCGGAAACCTGACCTGAATTCGGAGTTTCCGACCCATGCAAACCGAAACCGCTGCCGCCCCGAACGGGGTCGGCAAACCACCCCATGTGCCCGACAAATTCTGGGACGAGGTTGCGGGACAGATCCGGACGGATGCGCTTCTGCGCTCCTATCAGGAGTTGGAGCGCAAACTGTCCGTCCGTCAGGCTCCGCCGGAACCTGGCCCGGATCAGCCCCCCGACCATCCGGCGGAAGCAATGGGTGACGACAGCCTGATCCGCAGCGACCCGGCCATCCTGCCGGTCGATCCGCAGGTGAATGCCATACTGCGTCGCCATGGCTTTACCGAAGCACAGATCCAGCTCGTTTACGATCTGGGACGCGCATTGCTGCTGCCTTTGGCAGACGAGATGCGAGGCCGCATCCGGTGCCGGCACGATCTGGAACGGCTGGACGGGTATTTCGGCGATCCGTCCAAGCGTTCCCAGGCCTGCGCCCGGCTGGATGCCTGGGGTCGCAACAATCTGCCGCAGCATGTCTACGCCGCCATGGCCTCCAGCTATGAAGGGGTGCTGGCGCTGGAGAAGCTGGCCGGGCTGGCGGTTGACGAGGACGAGCCGAAACCGCTGCGCGGCGGGCGTGGCTCCGGCCCGCTCAGCGAAGGTCAGCTCAAGGCGTTGATGCGCGATCCGAAATACTGGCGCGACGGCGATCCGGACATCGTGGCGCGGGTGCGCAACGGTTTCCGCACGCTCTATCCGGGGTGATACCCGGGTGTCGTGACTTTCAACAACCCACGTCGCCCTCGGGCTTGACCCGAGGGCCTCCCTGCCGCGTGAGAAAGGTCCTCGGGTCAAGTCCGAGGACGAGGAGGAAATTTCAAGCTCCGGCGTGGCCGGGCATCAACAGCTGGCTGTCATCCCGGGCTGAGCCGCGTCGGCGAAGACCCGGGATCGTCTTTCCGACGGCGCCCAGACCCCGGCTCTGCGCTTCGCTGCGGCCGGGGTGACAGTGCTTTGTTTTCAACCCGCAAATCCGGGCGGCTGATGCCGCCGCTTGCGGGTGTTTCTTCCCTAACCCGCAAATCCGGGCGGCTTTGCCGCCGCTTGCGGGTGTTTCTTTCCATTACCCGCAAATCCGGGCGGCTAACGCCGCCGCTTGCGGGTGTTTCTTTCCATTACCCGCAAATCCGGGCGGCTAACGCCGCCGCTTGCGGGTATTTCCCCTACCCGCAACAAAGGACCCAGAACCCATGTATGGCAATAGTGATCCTGCGCTGGCGACCGCCGTGGAACAGGCGCTGCTCTCCCTGCCACCGCAGGAGCTGATCGAGCTGGACAGCCTGATCACCCCGCGTACCGCCGAACTGCTGCTCAAGGCCTTCGGGCCTGGGCTCTACCCCCTGCTCAAGCCCCTGATCGCCAGGGACGATGCCGCCGGACGAGCCAGGACGGAGGCCGAGCTGCGCCGCCTGATGGCCGATCCGAAATACTGGCGTGACCGCGATCCGCAGACCATCGAGGAGGTGACCCAGGGGTTCCGCCAGCTCTATCCCCAGGGGCCGGGCGAGAACTGACATTTCCACCGAAGGCCGGCCTTCCGGCGCGCTTCCCCCTGTTTGTAGCCTTGGGGGTTTGAGGGCGCGCCGCGCCGCGCGGGGTCCTTTCGGATGGCGGTTTCCCTTCCCGCCATCCCCATGGCCCCGATCCGCTGGCAGGGCGGTCTTCGGCACTGCCCCGGGGAGGGGGGTTGTCCCCTCTCCCCCCTCTCCGGGGCTTTTTCTTTCCGGCCCTATTCGCTGCGGGATAACCGTTCCGGCCCCGTCACGACCCTGTCCCTTCCCGATCCAACCCGGCCGCGAGGCCAGGCCCGGGCGGTCGCCCCTTGCCCTTCATTCCGGGCCAAGGTCGGCGGCAACCGTCTGCACCAGGCCAGCGACAACCGGGCGGGATCGGTTTCATCCAGCGTTCCCTTTCCCTGGGGCGCTTCCAAAACGCCAAGACATCCCAAGGAGGATCCATGGCAACCGATCTTTCCAAATCCTTCCGGCGACAGTTCGAATCCGATGTGCATCTGTCCTATCAGCGCATGGGTTCGAAGCTGCGCAATACGGTACGCTCCCGAAACGGTGTCGAGGGCGATATCTGCGTCTTCCAGGCCGTCGGCCGGGGTGCCGCCTCGACCAAATCGCGCCATGGCAAGGTGCCGGTGATGAATGCCAGCCACCGCGCCGTGGAATGCCGGCTGTATGACTATTATGCCGGCGATTGGGTCGATCAGCTCGACGAGCAGAAGATCGCCCATGACGAACGTTCGGTGATCGCCAATTCCGGCGCCTATGCGCTGGGCCGCAAGACCGACGAGCTGATCATCGACGCGCTGGACGGCAATACCGAAATGGCGGTGGCGGTTGACGCCTCCCCCGGCTCGGGCCTGACGGCGGCCGAAGGGCTGACCAAGGAACGCATCCTGCGCGCCTTCGAAACCCTGGGCGAGGCCGACGTGCCGGATGACGGCGACCGCTTCGCCATCATCGGCTGGCGCCAGTGGGGCCAGCTGCTGGAGATCGAGGAGTTCGCTAATGCCGACTATGTCGGCCCGGACGAACTGCCCTGGAAAGGCACCCAGGCCAAGCATTGGCTGGGTACGCTGTGGATGCCCCATAGCGGCCTGACCAAGGCGGAGGGCAAACGCCTCTGCTACTGGTACCACAAGACCGCGATCGGCCATGCCATCGGCCAGGACGTCAAGAGCGACATCACCTGGCATGGCGACCGCGCGGCCCATTTCGTCAACAACATGATGAGCCAGGGCGCCGTCGTGATCGATCCCAGCGGGATCATCCGCCTGCCCTGCACGGAGGCGTGATCCATGGCCTATGACGCTCGCAACCTGTCCGTGATCGCCTATGCCAATGGCTTCACGCTCTGGCACTACGGTACCGAGGATTCCGGCTTCAATCCGGCCACGGATTTCAACGGTGCCGCCGACCTGCTGCGGGTCGGTGACATCGTCCTGACCTCGGTCACGCCGGAGGAGGGCACCAAGAGCACCCGGATCTACGGTGTGACCGCCAATGCTGGTTCCGCCGTCACCGCGGTGGAGATGGCGACCACCATCACCCCGGCGCCCGAGGAGTAATCCCCGGCTTGGGTTTCCCCAGATGCCGACAGGAAAGGGCCCGCATAAGCGGGCCCTTTCCGTTTCCGACCCCCGCTTTAACCCGGAAAGGCCGAGCCCATGTCGCTCTCCGCCATCGCCCTGTGCAGCCGCGCGCTGATCAAGCTGGGGGCCGAACCCCTCTCCTCCTTCGAGGAGGGCACGGCCGAAAGCCTGATCGCCACCTCTCTCTATCCCATCATTCGTGATGGGCTTCTGTCTTCCTATCCGTGGAGTTTCGCCACGGCCCAGCGCGTGCTGAAGCGCCTCGCAGCCCAGCCGATCGCGGATTACGCTTATGCCTACCAGTTGCCGCCTGACTTCCTGCGGGCCATGTCGGCCGGAACCGGCCCCCGCAGCCGTGGCCTGCCCTATCGCATTCTGGGCGGGCGGCTGCATACCGACGCGGAAGAGGTGGTGCTGTCCTATATCTTCCGACCAGGCGAGGCGGAGTTTCCGCCCTTCTTCGCCCAGGCGCTGATCCTGCGGCTGGCAGCGGAATTCTGCCTGCCGATCACGGAATCGACTAGCCGCGCGGAAGCCCTGACCAAGCTGGCGGAAGATGAAGTCCGACGTGCCCGGCTGGTGGATTCCCAGCAGGACGTGCCGGAACGCTTCGAGGATTTCTCCCTGATCGGGGCGCGCCAGTCATGAGCCGGCTGCGTAGCTTCAAGACCAATTTCACCGCCGGCGCGCTGTCGCCGCGCCTGTTGGGGCGGGGCGATCTCGCCTCCTACCAGAACGGGGCACGCAGGCTGGTCAATGTCTCCATCCACCCTACCGGCGGGGTCAGCCGCAGGGCAGGTCTGCGCCATGCGGCCAGCCTGCCCGGCCCCGGTCGGCTGATCGCCTTCGAGTTCAATACCGAGCAGATCTATCTGATCGTGGTCACCCATCAGCGCATCGCCATCCATGCCGGCGGGGTGGAGATCGCATCCCTGGAAGCCCCCTGGACGGTGTCGCAGATTCCCGGCCTGTCCTGGACGCAGAGCGCCGATACCCTGCTCCTGACCCATCCGGAAGTGTCGCCGCGCAAGCTGGTGCGCAAATCCGGGGCGGTCTGGGAGCTGCAGGAATGGGCCTTCCACACCAAGGATGACGTGGTCTATCGCCCTTGGCACAAATTCGCTGATGACGAGGTGACCCTGGCTGCCAGCGCGACCTCCGGCACGGTTACCCTGACCGCCTCGGCCGATCTGTTCGAGGCCGGCCATGTCGGCACGCGCCTGCGCATCGCCGAAAAACAGGTGGAAATCACGGCCGTTTCCAGCCCGACCAGTGCCACGGCCGCTGTAAAGCAGACCCTGGCTTCCACCGCTGCCACCAGGGATTGGGAGGAGCAGTCTTTCTCTCCCGTCCGGGGCTGGCCGGTGTCCTGCTGCTTTCATCAGGACCGTATGGTGATTGGCGGCGCACGCGACCTTCCCAACCGGCTGTGGATGTCGAAATCGGCCGATCTGTTCAATTTCGATCTGGGCGAAGGCCTGGATGACGAGGCGATCGAATTCGCCATCCTGTCCGACCAGGTGAACGCCATCCGGGCGGTATTCTCCGGCAGGCATCTGCAGGTATTCACGTCGGGTGCGGAATGGATGGTGACCGGCGATCCGCTGACCCCGGCCAATGTCCAGCTCAACCGCCAGACACGGGTGGGCTCGCCCACCGACCGCAGCGTGCCGCCACGCGATGTGGATGGGGCGACCCTGTTCGTGTCGCGCGACGGCCGGTCCCTGCGGGAATATCTGTTTACCGATGTAGAGCAGGCCTATCAGTCCAACGATCTGGCGGTGCTGACCGAAGGCATGGTGGTCGATCCCTTCGACCAGGATTTCGACCAGGTGAACCGCCTGCTCTATCTGGTGCTGGGCACCGGGGCGCTGTCCTGCGTCACTGTCTATCGCGCGGAAAAGGTCACCGCCTGGGTGCAGCATGTGACCGACGGCCAGGTGCTGTCGGTCGCTGTGGTTGGCGATGATGCCTGGCTGTTGGTCGAACGCGATGGCAGCCATCGCCTGGAATATTTCGATAGCGGGTTGTTCACCGATGCGGCGATGACGGCGGAGCTGGAACCGGAGGCGGAACCGCAGACGCTCTGGTCCGGTCTCGACCATCTGGAAGGCCGCATGGTGCAGGTCCTGTCCGACGGCCTGCATCGCGGCACCAAGATCGTGGTCGATGGCGCGGTGGAGCTGGATGAACCGGCCAGCCGGGTAGAGGTCGGCCTGCCCTTCGCCCATGTGATCGAACCCCTGCCACTGCATCAGGGCCAGGTCGAAGGCGGTGCGCAGGATATGGCCGTGCGGCTGGTGCGTGCCAGTTTCCGCCTGCTGGAGACGGAGGCGATGCTGGTCGATGTCGGCCGCGGCCTTACCTCCATCCCGTTTCGCAAATTCGGCGGGGATCTGATCGGCGAGGGCAAGCCCGCCGCCTTCACCGGCGACAAGACGGTGCGGGCCCTGGGCTGGCGGCGCAATGCAGTCGATCCGCTGTGGCGCATCGATCAGGATCTGCCCGCGCGCTGCACCATTTTGTCGGTTCTGACCGAAGTCACCGTGAATGGCGGCTGACGCCGACCACTTCACCCCCCTTCATTACGAAATCGAAAGGAATACTCCCATGGGAGGTGTTGGAACCGCCCTGGCCGCCATCAATGCGGGGCTGGGTGTTGCCGGAACTGTATCGGGTATCCAGCAGGGCAAGGCGCAGGCCAGCTATCAGGCGCAGCAGAACGCGCTGCAGCTCACGGCACAACGGGCCGAACGCAGCCGCCAGCTCCAGGCGGTGGAGGAGGAGCGCAAGGCACAGACCGCGCGCGCCAGGGCTGCGCTTGGCGCATCGGGTGTCGGGTCCGGCCAGGGCTCTGGCGCGGCCGTGATTGGTCAACTGAACCGCAAGGCCGATGAAAACCGCCTGCAACTTCTGAGCGGTTACGGGCTGGAAGACGAGGCGTTGGGGCTGCTGCGGCAACGCAGCGGCGGCAGTCAGGCCGAGAACCTGCTCACCCTTGGCCAATCCGCCATGTCCTTCGGCAAGTCCCTGGACGATCTGTTCAACTGAGTTGAAGGAGCGCGACCGATGCCGATCCGAACCCTGTCGGCCCCGGCCGAGGTGGCCAAGCGCCGCCTTGCAGCCGAGGATCATGAAATTCTGAAAGCCGCTGAAGCCCTGGCCGAACAGGCCGGGCTTCTGCCCAAGGGCCTGGCAATCCGTCGGGCCGCCCTGCGCCGCGCCATCCGCGCCGCGCGAGCCCCGCAGGAAGGAGGGAAACCATGAGCGAATTCATCGTTCCCGCCATTACCCCGCGCATCCGCCACCTCGCGAGTGGGTCGGAGGAGGCGCGCCGCGTCTTCCCCTTCCCCTTTCCCTCGGCCAGTGCCGGCGATATCGCCGTCCATCGCGATGGCACGCTGCTAGATGGCGGCTATGCCATCGCCTTCGCCGGGGACCGCCAGGGCGGCACGATCACCCTCGACGCCGCCGTGCCGGAGGGGGCGGAGATCGTCATCCTGCGCTCGACCGTGATTGAGCGCGCCACGGATTTCGTCGAGAACGGGGCGTTTCGGGCCTCCACCCTCAATCTCGAGCTTGACCGGCTCACCATGATCGCGCAGGAGCTGGATCTGGCCGGCCGGGCCGGGCTGCATCGTGACCCATCCGAGGTTGGTCCCGATCTGGTGCTGCCCGCACCACCCGTCCGGGCCAACGGGTTGCTGGGATTTTCGGCCGATGGCCGGGCACTGGCCGTGCTGTCGGTCGAATCCCTGCGTGGAGAGAAGGGCGAGACCGGCCCCCAGGGTCCTGCCGGAGACATGTCCGGCGCAAACAACCTTTCGGAACTGACCGATCCCGCCACGGCCCGGGCCAATCTGGACGTTGCCAGCCGGGCTGAACTGGATGACGGGCTTGCCGCGGTCGACGCCGCGATCCGCCAGGTCGATCTGAACCTCGCGCTGAACACCTTGCAGGATGCCATTGAAGCGGGTTGGACGGCTTTGGGCATGGTGGAAGGCTTTGTCGACGCCTTCACCGACCAGTCGGGAGTATCGCGCTCGTATTCCTTCGCGGGCGGAAATAGTGTCCTGGCAGGGATCGTACCTACCATTCCTGGATCGCCCTATGGCGCGGCTACAGCGGACAGGGCCACGGACGGCAACACAGCCAGCTACTATCAGCACGGCACGGCGGTGGATAGCGGGCTGAACGTCGATTTCGAACTGAACGAGCCCGCCGCGCTGGATCGGCTTCGGCTCTGGCATGGTGGTGCGGAAGCCACGCCATCCGGGTTTCGCGTGTTCAGCAGTGATGACGGATCGACCTGGGTGGCTGAAGCCGGCGACCTCGCCTTCGACAGTGTGGCCAACAACACATGGGGAAATATTGCCTGGACCCCCAGTGGTGAGCATCTGCACTGGCGTTTCCAGACCATTGGAGTGCGCAATACCAGTAATGGCGTCCGCCCATTGCTGTATGAGCTCCAGGCCCTGCCGCAGGATGGCTTCTCGATCAATGCGAGCTATGACGCCGCGGGGGATTTCTACACCAATACGGGTCTCTATTCCGGCGAAACGCCTGTGGGTGACCTGACCGCCGTTGGCGGGTTAAGCGCCCTGTTCGATGGGGCGGTGGATGTCGGCGCAAAGGCATATACCAACGCGAATGTCAAAATCGGCCTGGATTTTGGCGGCTCCGCCTCGTCGCCTGCCATCAACCGGATCGAGTTTCAGTGTGCGCCAGGCCTCAAGATCGACAGCGGCGTTGGCGCACAGACGATCACGACCTGTGACCTGTATGGATCGGCGGATGGATCATTCGGATCGGATACGCTGCTGGAGAGCTTCGGCCCGCTCGTCAATGATCAGGATGCCCAGAACTTTGTCCTGGATGTGACGGCGGATACGACGGGCTACCAAATGCTCTATCTGCTGCTGTCCCATGATGGCGGGGCGGAAACGCAGTTGGTCGAAGTCAGGTTCTTGCAAAACATGCCAATGACCCTGGTCTCCACGGCTGCCCTGGCCGACGAGGAGCCTGTTGCGGCCCGGGCCGTGATGCTGATCGAACCGCTGGAAGCGATCACCCTGGACACCGATCTGGTCTGCGAAGTCAGCCGGGATGATGGGGAAAGCTGGACTGCCCTTGCCCTGTCGCGGGAGGTCATTTTTGAAAGCGGCCTGGAACTGCTTGCTGGTGCGGAAACACTGCTGGCGATGCAGCCATCGGGCACGGCCATACGCATTCGGCTGCAGACCCCGACATCCCGGCGCATTCGGGTGAAGGGCTGGGCCATGCAGTGGCGCTGACCCTTGCCATGCGGCTTGGATCGAAAGGATCATTCCATGACTGAAACGATGGCAGATACGCCCGCGAACCGGGTTGTCCTGGTGGCGGCGGGTTCGGCGCTGGATCGGCGCGAATTTTTCTTTGGCTTTGCGATTGACGCGTCGGACCATCTGATCGTGCTGGTGGATGGCGTGCCGGCCGATCCTAGGCCGGTGGTCACGCCCTGGCCGAACGCGACCGGCGGAACGGTCACTTTCGGCGACCCCCTGCCCCCAGGTGCCGTGCTGGTGCTGGAACGCGACCAGCCGATTGCCCGGCTGCTTGATCTGTCTGCATCCACAGGTGTTTCCGCCGGTCAGGTCAATGCGGAGCTGGATATCGCCCTGCGCCATCTGACCGGGTTGGCCGACCGTGGCCGGCAGAGACTGAGTTCGTCCATGACGGCAGGTGCCCCCATGGACGGGTTGCTGCCCAACCCCGGCTTGCGCGCCGGGCGGGTGATCGGATTCGACGGGGATGGTCTGCTGGTGTTGCGGGCGCGCGCGGACCATCAGGGCCTGGCCGGCGAGGCCGGTCCCCCGGGTCTGCCCGGTTCCATGCGCGGCGTGAACAATCTGGCGGAGCTGACGGATCCCGCTTTGGCAAGGACCGCGCTGGACCTGCCCCCCCGGGCGGAATGTCTGGCTGCGCTGGAAGAGCGACAGTTCCGCCTGGACCGCATCGCCATTAATCTGGTTGCCAACGCCTTTCGGGACGCGGCACGGCGGGACATGGCACGGCTGTCGCTGGTCGATGGGGTGCTGGACCTATTCGTCGATACCGATGGGGTCGATCTGGCGGCCTCCAGCGGGCTGACCCATAACGCGCTCGGTCATTTTCTGAGCAATGCAACCGAAGGCGGCTCCGGCCAGGCTTTTCTGCTGCGCACCCTGCCGGTGGAGCTGGAGGAGACACCGGAGACGGTCCGACTGCTGCTGCTGATGGAAGCGGTTGATCCAGCGCCGGAACCGGATGCGCTTACGCTGGAGGCAAGCCGGACGGGCGGGGTGGATTGGGCAGCGCTGCCCGTGCCGGAAAGTTTTCCCTTCACAGAAGGCATTCGCCTTTTCGCCTCCGGACCGGTCTCGGTCGCCGATCAGCCGGATGGCAACGCGCTGGTCTGGCGCATCACGTCCAGCGCCGCTGTCAGGCGCCGAATTCATGGCTGGGCCCTGCTCTGGGCCTGACCTTTTCCTGTTCCTCCTGACCTGGGAGTAGCCCCATGTCCGTTCCCAAACCCGCACGCCGCCGCCGAACCGGCGCGGCGAAGGCGGGTCCTTTGCCTGAAACCCTGAAAGCCAGGCTGGCGGAAGCCCTGCCCGGCCTGTTCGATGCCGCGCTGGAGGCCTATCGCCGACTGGCGGAAACCGACCATGAAACCGACCCGAAAGCGAGCGCGGCGGCCCATGGCGCGGCCAAGGCGGCGCTTGTCCATCTGGAACTGCTGCTGAAACTGGCCGAGCTGATCACCCCGGCCGAGGCCGGAGAGGACGGCCGATCCTCCATCAGGACCGCCGATGCCAATGGCTTTGGCCGCGACCGGCTGATCGCCGCCGCGCGCCTGGCCCTGCGCGCCAGCGATTTCGACGATGACGGCTCGGATGATCCCGACGATCCGGAGCGAGGCTGAGATGGACCGGACCGGCTTCGCGGAATTCCTCTGGATGTGGAACCAGTGCCAGGGGATGGAGACCCCCACCCTGCACCGGCGGATGGCGCGCTGGCTGAACCATCGTTGGCATCGCGGCGACCGCAGGCTGCTGCTGATGGCCTTTCGGTCGTCTGGGAAATCTACCTTGGTCGGGCTGTTCTGCGCCTGGGCGCTGGCGCAGAACCCCGATCTGCGCATTCTGGTGCTGGCGGCGGAGCAGGCGCTGGCGGTCAAGATGGTGCGCAATGTCAAGCGCATCCTGGAACGCCATCCGCTGACGGCTGAGTTGAAACCGCAGGAAAAGGACCAATGGGCCGCCGACCGGTTCACGATCACCCGCCCGACCGAGCTGCGCGACCCGTCCATGCTGGCGCGCGGCATCGGCTCGAACATCACCGGCAGCCGGGCCGATATGGTGATCTGTGACGATGTGGAGGTGCCCAATACCTGTGATACGCCGGCGAAACGAACGGAGCTGCGCGACAGGCTGTCGGAGCTGGATTATGTGCTGACCCCGGGCGGCACCCAGCTTTTCGTCGGCACACCGCATAGTTTCTATACGATCTATGCCGATGCACCCCGCCGGGAAGCGGGCGAGGAACGTCCCTTCCTGGATGGCTTCCTGCGGCTGGAACTGCCCTTGCTGGACAGCCGCGGAAAGTCGCGCTGGGCTGATCGTTTCGATCAAGAAACAATCAGGGCGCTGCGCATCCGCCACGGCCCCAACAAGTTCGCCAGCCAGATGATGCTGAAGCCGGTGAACTATCAGGGCGGTCGGCTGGATCCGGAGCTGCTCTGTCCCTATGAGGCGGAATTCGACTATCGCGAAGCGCAGGGCGAGGCGATCCTGTCCTGCCGGGACCGGCGGCTGGTCTCCGCCACCGCCTGGTGGGACCCGGCCTTTGCCGCCGGCCAGGGCGGTGATCGCTCGGTTCTGGCCTGTGTCTTCGTGGACGAGGATGGGCGTTACCTGCTGCATGACATCGCCTATCTGACGGCTGATGCCGGGGCGGCGGAAGACCCGGCACGCCAGCAATGCCGCCAGGTCGCGGCCTTTCTGAAGCGCCATATGCTGCCCGCCGTGACGGTGGAGATCAACGGCATCGGGCGCTTCCTGCCGGCGCTGCTGCGAACCGTCCTGGCGGAGGAGCAGGTGGCGGCCGCCGTGATCGAGGCGGTCAGCAGCCGATCCAAGGATCTGCGCATTCTGGAAGCCTTCGACGGTGTGCTGGCTGCCCGCAGCCTGCACATCCATGCCAGGGTCGCGGCCAGCCCCTTCCTGATCGAATTCCGTGAATGGCGGCCGGGGGTATCCGGTGGCGCGGATGACGGGCTGGATGCGGTGGCCGGCTGCCTCGCTTCGGAACCGGTGCGCCTGCCCCGCCGCCCGCAGGGCGGCATTCGCCCGCGCTGGCGCGGGGCGGGCATGGCCTTGAAGGCCGATACCGATTTCACGCTCTGACCGGCGACGCCCTGACCCGCAATTCTCAGACAAGGGAGGAATCCCGCCATGCCCCCAGCGGCCGGGATCGATTTCGTCTGGTGGATCACCGCCATCGAGATCCCCGTGATCAGCGCCGTGTTCTGGCTGATCTGGCGCCTGCGTCAGACCCAGGACCGGCTGGATACCGACACCCGCCTTTCCCTCGACCGTGCCGTCGCCGAGGCGGAGGCCAATCTGGCGGCTTTCAAACTGGAAGTCGCCAAGAGCTACGTCTCCATCCCCTATCTCAAGGATGTGGAGCGCAGGCTCACCCATCACCTGCTGCGCATCGAAGTGAAGCTGGATGCGCGCCGCAAACCACAAGGAGATGAAGAATGAACCCGAGCCTGGTGACACAGGGTGATCCCGGTATGCCCGCCGCGGAGGCGACGGCCCGGGAGGCGCGTGACATCGACATCCTGGCCCGCACCATCTGGGGCGAGGCCCGCGGCGAGAGCGTGCGCGCCATGGAGGCGGTGGCCGCCGTAATCCTGAACCGTGCCTGCATTTCCAAGGCGAAAGGCGGCTATTGGTGGGGCCGGGGCATCGCCGAAATCTGCCAGAAACCCTTCCAGTTCTCTTGCTGGAACCCAAACGACCCCAATCGGGACAAGCTTCTCTCGGTCGGTTCCGATGACCCGCATTTCGCCATAGCGCTGCGCATCGCCACGCGGGCGGTGCGCGGGGCGCTCATTGATCCGACCGGCGGGGCGGAACATTATCATGCCCGTGCCATCCTGCCCGACTGGGCGCGGGGGCGTGACCGCCAGGCCGCCATCGGCGGGCATATCTTCTATCGCCTGGCCGGTCGGCAGGGGGTGACGCCATGATCCCCGCCCTGATTGCCCAGATCGGCCTGCCCTTGCTGATGAAAGCGGTCGGGGCCGGCCTGTCGCGGTTGGACAATCCCGTGGCCGATGCCGCGTCCAAGGCCCTGGGCGAGGTGGAGGGTGCACTGGCGACCAGTAGGATTGATCCGGAAAAGCTTGCCGCGGCGGAGGAAACGGCGCGGCAGCGGCTGGAAATCGAACTGGCCCATGACCAGCGCGTGCTGTCGGAGGTTAACCGGTCGCTACGAGCGGAGATCGCCTCCTCCGACCCCTATGTCCGGCGCATGCGCCCGACCTTCGGCTATATCATGGCGTTGAGCTGGGCGGCCCAGATGGGCGCCATAGCCTGGGTCATCGCCGTGGAACCGGCGCAGGCGGCCAATGTGGTGTCAGCCATGGCATCACTGGGAACGATCTGGACGGTCGGCCTGTCCGTTCTGGGCATCTATGTCTACAAGCGCTCGCGCGAGAAGGAGGTTGCCGCGGGCGCCGCGCCGGTGCAGGCCGCACAGGCCCTGGGCGAAACGCTGGGCCGTGTCTTCACCCGCAAGGGGTGA